ACTGTGACTGGATTTAGGGTAGTGTTTTTAAAATTTAATATAGGTACGCCCGACCATCCTGTAGCATCATATAAAATAATAGAATAATTTGGATACACAAGATATATATTATCCGCATTATTAATACTTAATCCAACCCAAGAACCCACAGCCGTTCCTCCAGTAATTGCTGGAGTTGTTAATGCTCCTGCTACTGCTCCTTGAAAAGTAAAGTTTGTAAAGTCTGTTATGCTGTAATGAATTGGCGTCATAATATTTTGTTGTGTCGCTATGTTATTAATTATAAATACCCCACACATAGCAGTATTTCTGAAGCAGTGATATACATTTCTGCTGGTAAATGTGTAATCTTTATAAGTGTTATAATTTTGAGTGCTTACAAGGGTTGAAGGACTCGCACTCAAATTCCAAGTCATAGTATTTAAAACATTACTACCAAATGCGTTCTGTATTCTAACATATGCGAAAATATTATATACTCCCTGCGGTATAATTGTAGTATCAAGTGTAAATGATGTATTTGGTCTTACTATAGTCCCAAGTGATGGCATACTAAATAATGCCGTATCCGCCAAATTACCACTCGTCCATTTTATATTCCCTGTATTCGCATCTACAAACTGAATTGTTAATACTTCTTCTTGCCAAGCAGAAGGACCAATAGCATATCCGTTTGTCAAACTATGAGATAACGTGAAAACCGACGACTGATTATTACCACAAAAAAATTTAACGATGCCGATATTTACTTGTTTTGTTGCGTCTGCTTCTCCTGCGTTTCCAGTATTAGCGAAATTTGCTACTTGGTCGGCGGGGAAATTAATTAATGGTTCTTCTCCTACGGCTAAACTTGGATTTGGTTGAATAAAGCACCCTTCGTTTAACTGCGTATTTAAATTTATCATTCTTACGCCAAATGTATCACAGACTATTTTATTATTACCAAGAGTTAAAATACCATTTCCCATATTAGTACAAAAATTCGTATCAACCACTCCTGATGCGTATATATTGTTGCTTGTTAAACCAGCGTTAAAGATCTGTTGTGTGCTATACGTCTTCACCCCCGAAACATTCTGATTAGTTGTCAAGGTCATATAATTTGCTGTAGCATAATTATTTACAAATGCTGTAGTTGCTAACTTCGTTGAATTATCTGTTGCTATTTGCGTTGTTGCGGTCACTACTGACCCCGTCATATTCGTATTTCCGGTTATAGTAGTATTAGTAGCATTTAAATTAAGACTGGTACAGGCACTCGTTATCGCCATATATGGACTATTTATTGTTGTAGCAGCACTATCATTAACAAAACTTGAGACAAGATTTGTAATAGCAGTATATGGACTTTGTAATAATGTATTTTTTCCCACAAAGTTACTATATGAAGCATCTACATAAAAAGAGTTAACAGTGCTATTAACAATAACAGTTGGAGATGCCAAATATGTTATAGTTCCAGATATATAGTTTGTTGTTGAATTCATATTACAATTAACACCAGATATACTGGTCGTGTTTCCAGTGAGGTATGTGGTATCTGCGAATATGTCGCACTGCGAGCCTCTAATTGTGGTCGTGCCACTTGTAGGCCAGAATATCGCATTTCCTGTTGTCGTCTTATTTCCAGTTATAGTTTGCGTCCCAGTAAGATTTACAAAATTTGTATCCACGTATGTTTTCGGGACAAGTTGATTCGCTGTGGTAGGAGCAACAGCACATACGGGTGATACTTCAAATGTTCCTACGCCTGTAAATCTGCTTGTTCCTACTACTTTTAGAACCTCTGTAAAACTGCTCGTGTCTAAACCATTACTAACTTTTAAACCCACCCCATTACGAAGTGTAAGGACAAATTCAGGGTCAGGGGCTCCTGAACCACTAACTCCGAAATACTGATTTTGACTATCTGTTAAACCTTGTGATATGTAAAATGCTCTTGCTCCAAATCTTGCCTGATGATATACGCTTTCACCGCCAATAGTTCCATTAATAGATGTATCACTTGTGGTATTATTTGTGATACTTACTTTACACGGCTGGTCTGCTGACAATATATTTCCCAAAATAGTTGTTCCAGTAAATGACTTATTTCCCGTGATAGTTTGATTTCCAGCAATTGAGACATAAGTTCCACCAGCAGTTGATATTTGATTGTCCACATATAATTTATTTGTGTATTCGTTATTTAAAGTTGGGGCTGCGGATGTCAATGACTGAGGATTGTTCGTGAAAAATTTTGTACCTGACGTGAAAGTTTGGGTAGTGTTCAAAGTCGCTAGGTTAGCAGTTGCCGTATCAACTGCGTCTTTCACAAATGCGGTATTAGCAATATTTGTCGTATCATCTCCTGGCGGTCTGTTCGGGGCTGTACCAGCACTATTAATAATTAATACATCTACATCTAAAGTGTCGGCATTAATATCGTTTGCGGAAAGGGTATTTAATCCATTCATACTTCGGGCTCCTGGCGTTAAATTATTTATTGATGGCATATTATTATATATAAATAATTTAATTTTTGTTTATCTCCTATTTAACAAAATTATAAAGATCTTCTGCTTTTGCTGCGACTCCTTTTGCTCGTTCTAAACCCTTGCCGATATTGGCTCCTACATTCTCGGCACTTATTTTTCCACCAGGGCCAACAACCTTCTTGTATTGTGCTGGGTTAATTAATGTTGAACCAGCCTTCAAAATACTAGCGGCTCCACTTGCGGCTCCAGCAGCCTTATTTGCGAATTGTAATGCTTGTTGTGCTTCAGGACTAGCCGCTACAGCCGCCCTAACAACTGGATTCGCTAAAGCCACATTACCAACCGCCACACCAGTCTTAACAGCACCACTAAGTGCTTTTCCTGCTCCTCCCAAACTTTTACTTGCTTTCATGGCAGTTGATATGCCTTTTCTAAACATAGCATTTGCTCCTTTAGGGGCTCCTAATCTAAACATATATATATAATGGCAACACTTTTTTTATTCTTCATTTATAATAATTTCATTAAAACCATCAAATAACCTTTGAGTAGGTACATTAATAAATAAGTATTTATACTTCTCATCAAACACTAACCTTGAAATGTCATTTATATATTTGCTTTTGCTTTCTACTACTTCATCAAAAATGGTCTGTAGTTCTTGTTTTGAAACTCTGAAACAGAAGATATTGCTAAATAATTTTCGGATATCTTTTTCAATTGAATACCAAGTTTGAACCAAAAATATAATACTACAAGATAAATGTCTTCGGTTCATTACTAGTTGTTTTAATAATTTTTTTATTTCAGGGTCTTTAAGCGACGCTGTTACATCATCAAATAATATACAGTTATTAAATTTCTTTTCTTCTCCTTTGATTCTATTCATAACAATATCTAAATTGTCATAAGTTAATTCATCGTATATTTGGTCTTCTGGTATTTTTGAAAATAAATCATCTTTCATACTTGCTCTTGAATGCGTTGGTTGAAATAGAAAAATATTATGAAACGTCTTTCTAAATATCTTTCCACTCTTAAAAAATGAATACAAGAGAGAGGTCTTGCCGGAGCCCGGGGCTCCGATAAATAAATTTGTTTCATGAGCATTTAAAAACTTTGTCAGTTCATATTTGTTAAGTTTTTCGTGTAGACCACCATCACAAATCATCTCACATTTTGGAAGTGGCGGAGCATCATTCTTTTTAATAGTAATACTACTCATTTATATATTAATAAGAATATTTTTTTAAATTTATCCACTTTTGGTTATACCTTTTCTAAAGGTATCTTAACATTTTAAAGCAGTTTGTCGATTCACGGTATCAATTTCAAACAAGGCGTCATAGTTGACAACAAGAGTAATAGTGTGGACTTGGGCAGTAGCAGTACCAGTAGAAACTCTGTAACTGATGGGACTGTTTTGAGTGGAGATACCAGTAAGAAGAGAATCGCTATTAAGTTTTTCAACAGATGTTCCGACGTAAAATTTACCAGGGGCAGCAGCAGTGGTAGTAGAACCAGAGTTGTATGAAAACTCAACCCCAGAAATAGCAAATGAGTTGTTTCTATCATAAACAGAACCAAGAGCAGAGCGTAATTCCTGTAAGATTCCAGCACGATTTACCAAAGAAGACAACGCTCGTTGAGGATAGATGACACCGCCGACACTGAAAGAATACTCTCCGTTTCCGCTGGTAATATCTACTGAATCAAATGCTTTGTTAAGTGAAGTAGCAGCAGTACAACCGTTGATTGCGAACAAAGATTTAACACTGGCATATCTTTGATTGTAAATGAGTTCAATGTAACCAGTTGAACTAGATGCCAAGGAGTTAGAAGATGAAGAAAATGATTGCGATTTAACATAGATCTTATCACCCATAGAAAGCACCATTTGCTCAACAGCACCACCCATGTCAACTACCTTGTAACGCAATTCCCAGTTGCTGAAGGATACATTACTGACAGTACCAGCAGTTGCGAACATATTTGATATGGCATCAAGAGTCAATGTGATACGCACTTGAGGCATCGCAAATAAGGGCAACAGACGTTCAGCGTTAGATAACACGCTCATCAAAGGTGCACTAACATTCCAGCCAAATGTTCCGGCCGTAGCAGCAAAATCACGACTATCCAACAAGTCAAGAGAAGGAGCAGCCGTAGTGTTGTTGTTGTAACCGAAAGCCGCTTGTAAACCGAATTTTTGTGCTACATCTAAAGTAGTATTTGACAACATATTCATAACGTTGTTGTAATTTTGAATGGTATCAACTGTTTGAGAACCGATTTGAACATCAAGACGATTGATAGGAGTGTAAACAGGGCAGCCTATCAAATTGGTTTGGTTGGCGGTCATAGTCATAACACCGTTATATGCGATATACAAAGAATCAGGGACAAGGAAACCACGGTTTACAAGGTCAAATTGAATTTGAGCCCCAGGAGTAAAAACGGCACCGTTTACGGGCGAAGCGGCAATTGGGATTTGCGTAGTAGCATCAGGAAGGCTTGGAAGGCCATCAGCATAGTTAATAGACTGGGGAAGAACGACAGACATTTTTATATAATACAACTATATAAAAATTTTTATAATTATTTTAAATTCTATAGAATTGACTTATTATTGTAAAATAATAATTCTAAATCTGTTTCATCGGTATTTTCTGGTTCATTATCCCCTAAAGGTTGCGTATCTTGAGTTTGTTGAATATCTGCTGCTAACTCCGGGTTTTCATTTTGTAAAATTTGAGTTTGTAAATCTATCATATTTAAAATGGGTTGAACTATGTCCTTAAATTGAGTTGTTGATTTTGGCTTCCTCTCTCTTGTAATAGCAAACATAAGAGTTATATTCCATCCGATGCCATTGAAATTCACTAAATTGTTATCATCGCCATATATCTGTAAATCAAAACTATCTAATTCTTTATTTTTTATAATAGATTGAATATTCGCAATATTATCATACTGAATCAGTCCAAACGTTCCGGCTTCTATTGGGATAGTGGCTAGTACATTCAAATTGCCTAAAACTGAACTATCAAAATTATAAGTTGATATTTCTAATGATGTTATTTTTAGTTTTAAAAGACCAAGAAGATTCAATGGAAATGGAGCATCTAAAATACCAGCAGTTGTTGTATAATTTGTTCCAGAAGCAAATCCTAAAGTCTTATTAATTGTTCCAGTAGAGAGGATAGTAAAATTAAGACCTCCTGATCTAACAAATTTTATGATTCCAGTAACGCTTGAAATGGTTATTGCTATATCTGTTATTGATTGCCCTGCTAATTGTGAAGTTATTTCTGTAATTAAAGTGTTTGAATTATAGTTGCCTCTCGTTAAAGTGATTGTATATGGTAATGAGTTATATGTAATTCTAAAAATATTATTGTAAACATTTACATTGTAAAAACTCATTGGTATTTGAGCATTTTGTATAGAGACCTGAATTTCTTTAACATCCGGCTCATCTGTTAAAATACCTTTAAAATTAAACACTACATCACTATTAAAGTCGCCATTATTTTTTACAGCGTTATTACTATCTAAAATAACTATTCTTTGTTCTACATACGTGTCTGACATTATATAATATGTTTTTATAAAAAAAAATTATATAATTAATCTTCTATTATTTCGGCTTCAAGATAAGCATGTTTATCTTTCAATACTTTAAGGGCTTCTTGGACTTGCTTCTGTTCTCTATCCATAAGCGTAGCAACTATATCTTGATGAAACTGTTTCTCATCTTCTGGCATATCAGGATTTGCTTTTAAATAGATTGAATGAGTCAATGCGTTGTATTCATTTAAAAGGGGACACATTCTTTTTAAGCGTTCCATTGTTATTTTTGGTTTTAAATCTTCACTTTTCAAATAAGTAATACTATCAAGAAAGGCTCGGCGGTCTTTATAAGTTTTGGAAGTAAAACAAGACATTATATAATATGTAAAGATTATAATTTCGCCTTAATTAACAAAAAGATTATATTTATTATATATAATATGGCGAATTTTCAAACAAAAACGTTTTTAAAATACGATGATTATATGACTCCAAAATATGCGTGGGAAAATATTTCCGAATACATACCAAGAGATAAAATTATATGGGAAGCGTTTTATGGAGATGGTAACTCAGGAAAGCATTTAGAAGAATTAGGTTTTAATGTAATACATAAACCTATTGATTTTTTTGAAAGCAATGAAGGTGAAATTATTATTTCTAATCCGCCATTTAGCAAAGTTAAAGAAATTATGCCAAGATTA